CCAAATTTATTTTAGTTTATCATCCAGTGTCAATTCTGCCTCTGTATCCTTCAATCTCAATGGATTAGAGATACTTCTACCTACCTGAGCAATCCAGAAGGGAGATGCTCCCTCCAAGTCACGGAATCCCTGCATCAACTCACAAAGGTTATCTACTGCTTGTTTCTTAGTAGGATACTCCTTTGTTCTCTTAGTAAGATTACCATGGTCTATTACAGGAACAACAATGATATTAGGGTCATCAGGGATATAAATCTTCTTATAGGGATTGTCAGGGTGAGTTTTATACTCCCCATTTCTCTCAAAGTACTCCTTTAGAATACGGTATATATCCGGGCCACTTCTGGCTCCCTCATATATATCAATGTACTCCTCAAGTAGTGCCTCAACATAATCCTTATATCTTGAGAATAACTCAAATTCTTGGTCTGTTAGCTTTTCATGCCACCAACCAAGCAGTTTGGGAATAGGTATAACCAATCCCTCATCAAGAAATATCCTCCTGCTTACCCACTTTGCTATTCGGTAATGTTTTGCTCTCTCCATTGAGAAAAGGATAAATTTAATCTTCCTTCCTGTTGTTTTTGAATTCTTTATACACCATTCACAGGCGTTAAGAATCATATCATCAGCAAGGCTACTTTTACCAGCACCAGTAGATGAAAATAGTAATGTAAAAATTCTCTTCCTCCAGTTGGCATATTTACCTAGTCTAGGTAGTCCAATTGGGATAGCTTCATTCTTACCCTGCATACCATCAGCTACCTCTTGCGTAAGTTTATCAAATTCACTCATATGTTTACAATTGTATCATCAGATTTTGCCTCATTCTCGTCACTCTCAAGATTTTCCATATCTGTAACCATAGGGCTCATATTATTCTTAAAAATGTAATATTGAAGTATTGGAAACCAATTCTTTGCCTTTATACACTTATCAATATACAGAAGAATTGTTCTCTCAATTCTATCATACTCATCAAGAGAATACATTTTCATAGCTCTAAGTATGACCTTTCCCAAATCGGTTGCATTTGGAAGAAATGAATAAGGTTTCCCATTTATTGAGTCCCTTACTTGTCTCTTGCCTGTAGCTAGCAATAGTTTTTCTTCACACTTCTTATGTAAAGAAACTATCCAAGAGCCATAATCCATCTTTATTTTGGGTGGAGTATTTGCAACAACTGCAACTTTTGTAGGGATTACAGGAACTGTAGCAATAAGATTCTTTGCCTTATCAGTAAGCTCACCCTCATCTAGGTATCCCTTCTTACTAAGAAGATTAGAAAATCCTCTAATTCTCTTGTTGTCAAGAATTTCAGTCTTGTTGTGAATAGATTGGAGAAGATTATAGTGGTCAAGAAGAAGTCCCTGATTTAAAATCTCCTTGTACTTTTCAATATCAATCATACTATTTTATCTTTAACTGTAGAGGGAAAAATTGGCCATCTATCTCAAAGCCATCCAATACAAATTTGGTAAACTTAGGGTACTGCTTACGTAGATATCGTATAGCCTCCTGTCCACATCCAATAATAGCCTCTTCAATTTGCTTACCAGTCTTCAGTTCAGTAACTGTAAAGATACTAACAATTTCTTTCTTTGCCATACAATTTTAGTTTTTAATTTGAAAAAAAGAAGGGGCTTATGACCCCTTCTTAATTGATTTCATTAGTATAAAGTCTACTTCATTCCTATTACTTATCTTACCTTGTTTGAAGGATATATCATTATTTCTACTTATGAATCCTTCCCTATAATCAGTATGTTCTGGGTAAGCAATACGTTCATCCATTAACTTTATGGCTAATTTAAAAGCTGCTTTACTCCATCCTGAATTGGATTTAGGAAGCTCTATTAGAATAGAGTCATCTATGAATAATAAAGAATCTGTTCCAAAAGATACCTTTTTGAATTCTTTGTATTCCTCTAATTCACTTACTTGTTTTTCTATATCAAATACTTGTGGAAATTTTGCCTTAATTCTTTCTTTCCACTCAGGACAGGCATCTTTATAAGCCTCTCTAATGAATTGGCTATCAACTTCATATTTCATCTTTTAAATTTTATAAGTTATTGAAAAATGGGTGAATTAATATAAGGGTCCTTCTTTTTATTTAGCTTAGCAGCCAAACTCTCAATTACCTTCTTTCTTGTTGACTGAGAAAACGTACCATGTTTAGGGGCCTTATACTTTTTGAATATAGGATAATATCTTAGTAGCCCAACCCAAGCAGTCCATGGACATTCCATATAACCACCTCGTCCTCGATATGCTATATCACCCAAAGCTACACATATACCTTCCGAGTATTTCACAACTCTCATATGTTTAATAAGAGCTCTCAGGTGTTTTATCTCTGCTTTACTCATATAAATTACGTTTAATTCGTTCTCTTATTTCTTCTAAGGTATACTCTTTTACCAACTTTCCATCTAAGAAAACTGTTAAAAGTGCTCCTTCTTCCTCCTGTTCGGGAGTACATTGGTCAATCATTTGATAACTAGAATGATGTAACTTTCCTAATCCATCTGCTGTCATTATCTCTTTAACACAAAGTAGACCTTTGGCAGATTTTTTAGTACCATCATCTGTGATAGGGTCTTTAAAGATTTCCCTACCTTCGATATTATACTCTTTATCACCAACCCAAGGAGCATCACTATTATATGGGACTTTTACTTCTACATATGTGCTTTTAACGGCTCCACCCTGATTGTCTCTTGTTGCATATCCCATTGAGTATGAACCTATACCTAATACAATATTAGTAGAAGCAAATCCTTTATCTTTCAGACGCTTACAGATTTCTTCAGCTCTTTCAAGAGTAATGGAATCTCCATATATAGCACCTATATGACTATCAAGTACTTTATATCCTTGCTCATTTGTAGTACCGCCAAATATGTCCCACAATAGTTCTATTACACCTTTAGATTCTGGTTTTTGAACTTCTTCAGGTGTCATTACAACATTACCTTCAACATCTTTTGTTATAAATTTATCAGAATAAGAGCTGTAAGCATATTCATTTCTAAATTTTCCACAAATAATATCTACAGGGTCACCACTATTACCAGTAACACAAACACCTTGATTTCTTTTTACTAAAATCATTCCTGTTGGTACTTTTACACAATGTATTGTACCTTTATAATGTATTTTAGTTTTAGTAATAGATTGCCCACCGACATAAGGATTATCTATAATATGTGCAGTATAAATATTAGAAAAATGTTCTTTTCTATTATCTTTTGTTTCAGAAATATAAACACCTTTTCCTGCTGCAATAGCTACAAGTTCTACAACATCAATATTTTCTTTAATTGTAGTATCATACTTAAACCTACCATCATTTCTAATAGATGAATCCCAATACTTCAATTCTTCAATAAATTGTTCTGCCCACAAACTATCTAAATTAGGTGTATCAACCCAATCAAATGTTTTAGATACCATTCTATTATACGGTATTAAAACACTAAATGTTGATTGTCCTTGTCTTGATTTAGCAAAATATACGTTGTATTCTAAATCTGTATTTTTAAGTATTTCAAGAAGTCTATCATGTTTTCTTTCTTTTTGAAAATTAAATTCCACTCTTGTACTTAAATCTTTATTTACATATTTAATACAACCATCTGCTTGTAAAGCAATTAAAAATCTTTCATAAGATGTTAATTCTCTACCTTTGCTTTGAGATTTAGGACTTCTTAGTTTTTTATATTCCCAATAATTTTGTTTATATTCAGAAGCTTCTTTTATTGAAATAGAATTATTTGAATTTTTATAAGAAACTAACCTATGATTTGGTGTTACAACTAAGTCAATTTTTCCATGAAAATCTCTTATTTCATACATATCACCTTCATAAGGTTCATTAATTATTTTTAAAGGTTTTACAAACTCGTAAGTACCATTTTCTTTTACTTGTGCTACTAAATCAGTCTCTGTTAAATCTTTAAAGTATTTCCAACCTTGAGGGGTTAATATCTGTGATTTATCATCCAGACAATCGGGACGTATTACTAGCTTTCCATTTCTAGTCATAATATCTTCTTTAAGAGCAGATAAATACTCAGTAATGAGTTTCCATAAATCCCAAGTGTCAGATACAACAGATAGAATGCCTGTAGGGTATTGATTCATTAAATATTTAAGAGTATTTATTTCTTCTTTTTTTCCATGAGCACACATTACACTATGTTCACTTGCTGGTACAGAGAATCCTACATTTTTACTATTGTAGTAGTAGTCTGCAGCTTGTAAACAGGGAATTGTATCAGTTCCTTTAAATGATGTCAGAAAACCTAATCCAGAAGATATAGCAGATTCAGCAGATTGCATACCTCTAAAAGAAAAGTCGTGACCTTGAAAATCTACAAATTGTATATTATTTTTATCAGTTTCTATTGCATATTTGATTAATATCTTTTTATATGCATGGGATAAAGATGCAGAATGTATTGGCTTCCAGATAGTTGTAGATATAAGAGTCTCTAAAAAGTTTGTTATCCAAAAGAAGTCTGGATGAGTATTGACAATTGTAAATATAGGAGTGCCTTCTTTTACAATAGCTCCCTCAGGTAAAGATTTAATTTTTATTGGTAAATATCCTAAGTCATGCAAATCCTCAAATGGAGATATATCATAGTCAGTTCCAAGATATGAAGATAAGTATTCTTTAGCTTCTTTACATACAATGCTTTTATCTTTCTGAAAAAACTCTCTGTTCCATAAATCATTGATATACTTACACATATACTGTACACCAAATACTATTATATCTTTTGCATTATTTGGCATTCTTTTAGTACTTCTACAGGTATAATTACTATATACCCTTGTTATATTTTCAGGATACATTCTTCTATGAGAAGTCTTATATCCATCTGTCATTAAAATAGGATTCATATCGAAAACATTATTTTTTGGATTATTTCATCAAGGTTTTTGTTCAACAAATTGGAACGGGTCCTCATCCTCAAGAATCCCATTGAGCTTCTTTATCCAACTAGAGGTAAGAAACTTTAGTTTTCTCTTTCCTTCTTCCAAATTAGATGCTTCTACAACAAATGGCATATTTACGGTAGTTAATGTAAGTCTTCCAGTAGGATTTACAACATAGTTTACTCTCTCTTTGAAGATAGAGGATACCTTTTTAACTTCCTGATTCAGATGATGTTCCTTAACATACCACACAAATAAGCTTAAGTCTCTGTAGACGCTATCTAATCCTGCCCTATCATCTAATAGTGCAGAGTAGAAGGGCTTTCTTGTCTGATATCTCAAGTGTATACCATCTACATTTATACCTATGTGGTTGATTCCCTTATCCCTAAGGTATTTCTCTACAAAAGAATGGTCAGGATTAGCCGTCCAGCATACCAACTTGCATCCTATCTCATCCAGTTCATGTAGTAGCTGGATTACCATATCAAATGTAGCTGAATGGTCATGAAAGGGTGCTACAGTTTGGTCAAAATCAAATCCCACTGTAATTGAGCCATACTTTCTCCAATCTGATAAAAGACGGAGAAACATAGCATTTGGTCTTAAAAATTGGTCCATTATTGTTTATTTTCTGTGATTGAAATAATACTTACTGTCGATTTTGTCAACCTAAAAGCCTCCATTAGTTGTTCTTTAAAAGCTTCAGCATCCTCCAGATTAATAAAGACTTCGGCCTCTTCCTGAAGGTCGGCAATTACGCTTCGCATACGATAGCTTGTCCATCTTACAGTCCAACTTCTTAAACCATCAACTTGTTTCTTTTCCCCTGTTGGGAAAAATATTTTCTTTAATATACTCATATTATTTTGTATTGAGTGAGGAAATCTTGTGTCAATTCATGCTCATCTCTGATAGAGTTTGTACAGTAAATGTGGTCAATTACTGCAGTAAGTGTCTCAAAACCTTTGCTAAATAACCCATGACTTACATACAGGTATACTTTCCTAGCCCCTGACTCTTTAAGTCTTTTGCCAAGCGTTATAAATGTATATCCTCCGTCACACAGGTCATCTACTATAAAGCAATCTTTTCCAGTAACATCATGACTAAAGAGAAGATTAACATTCCCTTCTTTATCACGATGCTTCATGGCTCCTACTACAGGAAGATTTAGCTTCTCTCCATATTCAAATACCTTCTTATAGGCACCTGCATCAGGAGATACCAGAAGAATATCGGTCATATATCCATCAGTGAGCAACTGTTTCTCCATTACATCTTTGACAGATTTCTCTACATACTCAAAGGATGACCTCTTTGCAGAGTTTTCAATCAGAGCCATTGTAACATCAGAATGTGGGTCTAATATTTCAACCTCATCAAATCCACATTCATTTATAATGTCTGTAATCAGCTTTAAATCAAAGGATTGGAAATTAACAAATCTCCTATCACTTCTCTGTCCAAACATACATGGAATAAAAAGACTCCACCCACCAACTCCTTGATGTTGAAGAACATCTGCACAAGCTCTGACAAAGAACAAATCCTCATAAGAGTTAATACGTTGTTTTAGTACACTATCTCCCTTACGCCTTGCAAGAGGATTGTTGTCATACTGACCAGCTACCCATTTGGCAGATATTTGTCCATCAGGATAACGTAAACGTTCAAAGTGTCCCATTGTCTAATAAAGTTTGCCCACAATCTTTCTATATTTTCAGCACCAACAGGGTTGGCACTATGGATAAGAACATGTGGAAGTTCTTTAATCTTGTTATCTACGATATAGTTTATCATCCACTGCATACAATGATATCCTGTTTTCTCAGTAAACTCATCATAACTTATACCAGTAGGAGCATAGTGCTCATCTGCTAAGTCATGGTCAAAGCTAACCATATCAGGCATACCATTTCTATCAATGTATCTGACAAACTCATCATAGCTTCTAACAATATCCCATTCTCCATTATAGAAATGCCTATCTCTAGGATGAGCATATGTTTGGGCCATTGTTACTGTTCTGAAGTCATCAAGAAATAGTTTTCTCATAGCTCGTTTATTGTACTTTTTAGTTCATCCTTGTCAAATATCATCTCATCAAAGTGACCATATCTGGACGTATGACCAAAGATATACTTGATACCTCTTATTAATCTCTTCCAGAAAGGGGCCTTACACAGATGTATCTGTATATACACAAAATTATCCTCCTTGTCTTCGGGAAATGTTGTAAATATGAGTTGGTGCTCAGGGGAACCACACTCATCAATTAAAAGTATTTGTTTCATATTATTGTTTTTAGTCACTTGAATCGTATTTCCAGTAAATCTTACAGATATCGCAGCTCACAGTATGCTCACTGCCTCTGTTATTGTGAGATATATGGTCACGCTGGTGACCGCTGTCTACACAATTTCCATACTCAGGATAGTCTTCCTTGGTATAACCAAATGTTCTCTTTGGCTTTTCTCCCTTAGATACATCTCCAGTAGTCTGGTTTCCATCCTCATCAAAATAGACGTGTTTCCAGCCATTCTGCCATCCAAGAAACTTATAACCAGCTTCTTTAAGTTTCTGGTTAAGTGCACTAGGTTTTGCTTTCATAATTATAAATTAAAATGAATTATTATAGTTTGGGTCATGTTCAATAACAGGTGCTCTATATGGAGATATTTTCTTATCTACTAACTCTGCTTTTACTACTATCCCACACACGGCACCCTCATGACCACCCGTCCACCAGTTTATTGATAGTTCATTTTTCTCATCATCAAATATTATTGATGTTAATTTTTCTTTTGGTATAATATATTCCATACTATTGATTTTGTAGTTAGAGCAGGATTCGAACCTGCAACAGAAAGAGTACGCTATCTCGCTGCGTGACCAGTTGTTATCTGCATTACAACCATAAACTCTGTGTCTACCAATTCCACCATCTAACTTACCTTCTTTAAAATAAACTTAATTGACTACCTCCTGTCTTACTCCTTATAGAATCTACAAATGCTTTTGCTTTTCTTGTTTTCTCAATAGCATCTATTCTCTCTAAAGTTTCCAGTATATAGTAGTCATAATCAATGTGATAATCATCACTCTCAAAGAACTTATTAAAGTACGTCACAAGAGGTTGCCCAATATCTGTCTCTGCTTCACAGTGGTTATTTACAGGGTCACCATTATTATTTAGCCCTCTTTTATACAGAACAGTTCCATTGGTTGAGATAAAATATCTTACTAACTTCTTGTGAGTTTTTGTCATCGTCTTGCCATCCTCCTGCCACTGTTCTTCATAGTACATTTTACCAGTAGCCTTCTTTGCTATACAGAAATCATATATATTCTTATGACTTCTGATAAACTCTGCAGGGTCTTTCTTATTAATAAAGTAAGCTTCTATAGCCATAGGAATTATACGCTTACTCTTATTTTTGTGCAGTTCAAATTCTGTGGCAAATCTACCCTTCTTCTTCACTCCATCCTCTTTCTTGGCAATATAGTGATTGATGGATTCTTGCCATACTTCCTTAAATGGGGTTTCTTCCAACTTACCCATCTCAAAGTTCCCAACCTTCTTCTCCCACCACTCACATATTTCAAGAAACTCCTGACGTTTACTCTCAGGATAATAAACTGATATACCATCCATTACTACCTTAAATTTCTCTAAGGATTAGACTATATCTTTATTATAAAAGTTCATATTTATAACCAAGTATTCTATCTTTTTTATTAACAACTTGTGTAGAAGTAAATCCTCTCCACATATTTAGAAATCTGTCACACTCGCCAAAAGAATTAAAAATTTTAACATCTTTGCCATCTGATATTTTAATTTTCTTCTTTTGAGATTTAATTTTTACAATTCTATATTTTTTCTTAGAAGAAGGGGAATAAAATATAGGAAGTGATATGTTAAGGTATTGTGAACAATCTACTGCAGAACCTTTAAACACTTTACCTCCCTTCGTTACTTCATATATAGAACTTAAATCTTTATTTTGCTGTTTTTTATTTAGATATATATTTTGGTTATTTGAGTGTTTATACAATTTAGACTTACTAGCTATAGCGTCTTTCCATTCTTGCGATAATTTTCTACCAAGATTTGGACAGCCTGACAGCGTAGGTAATCTACAAATATTATATTCTGGAGATAAGCTATTTATATATTTTTCCTCTAAATAATTAGCTATCTTTTTACATATTTTTGATTCTTTCTTTTTTTCAAAGCACCTGAGAATCTCAAATTTAAAATTATCAACTCCGTATTTCTTCAGAGCATTATATAAGATAGGACAATCGCACGTATCTCTTAATCCTATACTCCATAATGAATAGCAACTTATATGTTTTGATAATCTTTTTTTAAAGGATTCTATAGTGGAACCTATATAAAATTTTCCGCTTATTATATTTGTTATTTTATAAACTCCCCATTTTTTTAGAACTTCTTGAGTAACTTCTATTTTCATAATTAGTATTTCTACTAATTTACAAAAATTTTACGAAATTACCAAACCATCTGTAGTATTATTTTATACAGATGGTATAATATTTGGCTTTTCCTCTTTTTCAGAGTACTCCCTTCCGGGATAGTCGTTGAAGGTTCTCCTGTTCGGAGCTTCCCTGCTGATTGCCCAATTCCTTAATTTTTAAGCATTTACACTTAGACATATTTCATTCTTTTGTTTTAGCTTAAGGACTCTAAGGGTGTCCCAGCAATTAACCAAATTTTAAAACACCAATGTTTCAGTGTTTCCACTAAGTACCTGAAAACCAGACATTTCTAGCTTTTCTATAAGCATCAGAATCTCCATCTGATTTCCCATAGTTACTCTAAGCATACCTTCCGGATACTCAAGGAATGAGCCTCTTTGTCCTAACTTACCGTAACCCATTTTGTTATCATGAAGGCTCTTTATCCTTCATATCCACAGCTTTATATATACCTGTGGTTCAGACTATATCATCACTATTTCTAGTGTCGGATGTTCGTGTCTGGTTTATTGTTTTAGCTACTCACCAGTTAGTCGTTGAACCTTCTACTTACTTTTATACTATTCAGTAGGTTGGCTGCTGATTGCCCTTTTCACTAAGGGGTTTCCAGCAATTTATCCGATTTTTTATTGGAGGCTGTCTTTTATAATCAAACCTTTATATGGTTTATTTTCTCTTAATGCTTTAAGAATACCAAATAAAGTTATGTTTTAATTCAGATTACCACCATTAAGACATAGCTTAAGCATCTCCTGAACTGACATAAGGGGACGAGCCTTCTCTTTCTGACCATCCTTTATCAAATCCTTTGCAGTCTTCTTATATGAGATTCTCTTAGATATCTTGCCCTTATACTGATGAAGGAACGTCTTCTTTAAGTGAGGGGGACAAATCTCAAACTTTACCATACTATTAGGATACTGACTTCCGATATCCTCATCATCATACCTAAATCCTTCTGGTACAGTTATATGTCTATGCTTCTCAGTACTATGCAAACCTCCCTTGGCTACTGTATAAGTGGTATTCCCTATCTTAATGGGAAATTCCTGCTTAATGTTCTTAACATACTCATTACCAAGCTTTTTTACAAACTCCTTAAGCTGGTCAGTCTCAAATTCAACGTGCTTAGGAAAGTAGTTCTTAAACTTCTGACCAAATGGATGTTTTACCTTCTTTGGGAACAAATCTCTAGGGTCAGAGATATTCTCTTCCTTTATATAATCCAGCTTATTCCACTCCTCACCAATCTTTACATCACTCCAGTTAAGACACTGTAAACCAGTCTCCTGCATTACGTCGAATCTATCTTGAATCTTGTTCTTACCCTTGTAATCCTTTAACTCAGGAATATCGACGTTACCTAAGGTTAGCTGAAACAATTTTTCAGTTACCCTCACATCATTTCTCCTATAAGCTCTGATTATCTCTATCTCCTCTTTAGTAAGATTCTCCTTACTATGATGGATAGGCATCTCCTCTACATCCTCATTCAGTATAAAGGCACACCACTTCAGTGATGTTCTTCTTGCCTCATTATCAAAGTGATGTATACGGAAGATATCTATCGGATAGATAGAAAAGTCTTTCTCCTTATAAGTATGAAAGAGGTCATAGTTGCTGTCCTCTATGACCTTCTGTGCATACTCGTATATGATTTGGCAAACTTCAAGATTTGTCTTATCATACCATTTCTCATAGTTATCAACTATGTACTGGAGAACCTGCTGGTCAAAGTTTATACCATTAAAGGTAACCAGATAATCATACTCCTTTGAGGTATAACACTTTACAAAGTGATAAAGGTCATTTCTATAGGCAGATACCTCAAACTCCTGCCATTCTCCTGTATCAGGATTATAGATACCGACATCAAATAATTCCTTTAATGTCTCGATGTCGCACAAGCCAATCTTAACATCTATGTCTTCTGTTATTTTCATTAGTAGAATTTTACAAATCCAAAAGATAATTTTATTGTCTTGGTATATGCATATAAACTATGAAGATATAAATCTGGACGAAATAAGATAATCCTCTTCTCAGTTATTCCTATTCCGTGACAAAAAAAGCTGGCTTTACCAACCAGCTTTATATTTAATCTCCAATGTCTTCCACCCTCTACTTTATCTGTATGTAACCGCAGATAAGTATCTGGTTTATAACGAAGTATGTATGCATCAAATCCCCATTTCCATATACGGAAATACCATAGAGGGAACTTTTCGTAGGTAGTATTCTTCTGTCTACCTTCCTGCCATTTCCATAATCTCATAGTTTTAGTTTTTTGCTCCACGTACAGGATTCGAACCTGTATCTCCTTGTCAAACAAGGGCGTTACTCTCTTTGTCGGTATTCATTCCCGATTACGCCAACGTGGAAGCCAAGCATATTAGAATGCCAAGCTGAATCCTGTACCTACATATGTAGCTTTTCTAGCCACATTCTTTCCATTAAAATTGTAGGCACCAGAAGATAACCTCCATGTAATATTCTTACCAAGAAGGCAGTTAACGGCACCGCCATACTCTGTAAGAAGATAGGTAGGAGCGTCAATAATATGACCAACTCCGAGGCTACCAGATACACTCCATCTTCCTGATTTCCAGAGAGTAGGAGAAACTCTTGCCTCAACATAGGCATTACCATTGGTGAATGCAGTTACACCACCAGCAATACCTACACATACATTGCCAAAGTCTTTACCAACTTCTACAGTTGCCATAGACTGTTGACCAAATGTACCTGCTCTGTTGTAATACGAATAGCTTGCACTAACGTAATTCTTCTGAGCAGATGCTCCAATTGAGGCAAAAATTGCCAAGATAACCAATACTTTCTTCATAATGTGTTTTTTAGTTAAAAATTAGCACCCTCTTCTCTTTTGACAGTAATTCAGTCAAAATAACTAATAATAAGAGTAGGGTCACGTAGTTAAAAGAGGCTTTACAAATGGACCATACACCTTAGATGTTACGTTTTAACTACTTGCTGAGAACTCCCAATGGTTTATAATAGTGTATCTCATATAACTATATCCATTCTACATATTACTATGCAGTTTCAATCAGGGTTTAGATATGTTTCCAGTTTTTTCTTTGAATTATTCCTGCTACACATCCATAGGAAACATTATAGTATGTAGCTAATTCTTGATAAGTAAGTTTTTCTTTTTTTCTTTTATTTCTCATTTCCAATACTTGCTCGTCTGTTAAAACAGAAAAGCCATTATTAGAACCTTTATTTGAAGCATAACCTGATTTATATCCATGTTTTACATTTTCTTCAAATGTTACCCATTCAAGATTATCTAAAGAATTATCACTTCTGTTTGAGTTTTATGATTAATATATTGTTTACCTTCTGGATTAGGAATAAATACCTCTGCTATAAGCCTGTGTAATTGAAAATTTACTACTTTTCCTAAATACAACTGAACCCCAATATAACCATCTTTTCTTTTAAAACCTTTCCTAAATTTTCCAGTTTTAATGTTTCTTATTAAACCCTCTTGGTTTATTTCGTAATTGTAATTTCTAATTTGTTTCCACATAATATTATTTTTATTACAAATATACGAATAAATTTGGTTAATACTAATTAATTTTATTAAAAAATACTCCACCCATTATTTTTAATTAGGGTAAGTATGAGAACTCATTTATACTGTGTCTTTGCTATTAGACTCTTTCACACATTCCTTTCTCAAGGGAACAATATATTAGCCATTACTGACTATATCTTTATATAAACCGAAGTTTTTGCACGCAGTATTTCTACCGCTACCTTCATCCTTTTGCGAAGGATTGATTTATATGGGTTCAATGTTTAGCCCAAAATAATCATTATAGAATTCCTCTCGCTAGCTCTTTGCAGGTATTGGAAAAGAATCTTCCTGTTTTATTTGTATCAAGAACACCTTGAGGAATTTCCACAAGAATACAATTACTGCTTTTTGCTCTTCCATAGGCTTTAGCTCTTCCTATCTTTTTGCAGAATTGGTCATTTGGATGACATTTAGCCACACCGATTTGGAATTCGTTTCCCATAATTATACCAGCAAAGGTATAACTTGGTTTTCTTCGTATAGATGCGATTTTCACTATGTTACCATTTGCAAGATTAGTTATTAGCCTTCCAAACTTTGTACGTAAAGTCTTTTCCGATTCAGCATTTGCATGGTTATTCACATGCAGGAAAAAGGGATTGTTCATAATAGTGATTTAACTTGTTTTAATAATTCTCTGAAAGAGGGGTTTTCTTTAATATCAGGTTGCCATGCTAACCCATTAGCTGCCAAGGATATCTGGGCTGTGCTGCTTCTACCTGAGGTGTCCCCAAAGGGCATTAGTATTTGCTTCATTCTCTTTCTTCTCCTTCTTCATCCTCTACTCTCCAGTCAGCAGGATGTTTAACGGTTTGAATTAATAAGTAATGTGCTTCCTCAAAGGATGGGGCAGATAGTGTAAGCACACCATTGCCATTATCCTGTATAAAGATAAAATTCTTCATTACTCGAAAAGGTTTATAAGTTAAAAAATAAATAGTCGAAAATAGGACCATAAAGAACAGTATATTTAATCCTGTACTAGATGACCTGTTTAGCAAATATTCTGCTGTTACTGTTATAATTAACAGAGCCAGAGCTATTTGAATTACTGTTTTCATATTTCTATGTTTTAATACTCATACTTCGAGTGATTGTTTGATAATTTCTGAAATTTTTTCTTTTGAAATTGGTTCCCCAGTGAGAGTTGTAAACCTACTAACTGCCCAGTTTTGCTCAGCCATACCTGACATACCTGTAAGAGGACTGATTCTGGGAGTCGGTTTGTTTACAATCTCCACTAGGAGGAAACCTTTCTCACCTACAGTATTAGGTACAACTTCCCTTACGGTATATACCTTATCCATTATAGGTTTGGTAATACCATGATTTGAGAAGTATACCTCCCACTCAGGAGAGAATTTGTCGTTTAATGCAGATAACCTCCATTTCTTTTGTTTTTCTTACAAATACGTTTCACGTCAATTAAGGTTATACGAGCTACTATCCCAATAAACTTAAGGAAGCATTGAGTTTTATTAAACTCACTCTTCTTAAGCCTGTTATGGAAATAAACTTTCGAATAACCTACCACCTTTTTGTAGGGGTTCCAC